GCCGCAGAGGCGCGAGACTTCCTGCAATTTGAGCGGCAACACGCGCACAGGTTTACGGCGGACTGGGCACGCGAAGTCACGCGCGAAACGCTGGCAGACCGCGCTGTTGAGCTCGGCTTCTCCGACCTCGAAATCTCCGCGGCTGTTGACCAAGCTTTGACCGACGCAGGGACGACGCCATGACCATCGGACACAACAGCAAGACCACGAAAGCCGGGCCTATCCAGGCGGAACGCCTCAATTCCTTTATCGAGCGAATCGAGAAGCTCGAGGAAGAGCGCAAGGCCATCGGCGGCGACATCAAGGACGTGTATTCCGAGGCCAAGGGCGTCGGGTACGACGTCAAGACCATGCGGAAGATCGTGTCGCTTCGCGCGATGGACGCGGCCGACCGAGCTGAGGCCGAAACCTTGCTCGACACGTACTGCCACGCCTTGGGCATGGTGTACGTGAGCGCGGACTTTAGCGAAGACGATCTCATGGACCAAGCCTCGCGCATCGTGGGTGAGGTTGACCGCTGCATGGATCTGGGCAGCTTCGGCCAGTTGCCGACCATCCGTGCGATTCAGGATCATCTTGGCTGTAGCACCGGCAAGGCGAGCAAGATTCGCGGGCTCGTGCAGGACCGCGTTTCACGCGAAATCGCCAAAATGCGTGAAATGAAATCCGTGGAGGCGGGCTCCACAGGGGTTGATGCCGGGCGACCCAGCGAACCAAGCGCCCCTGCCGAGCAATCGGATAACGCTGTTCCACCTCCGGGGCTCTTGCCCGCATCGGACAACGGCAAAGGGGAGCAACCCGGCACCCATTCAGACGAAGCCCCCGCCACCCCATCGGTCGGCGCGGTAGCGGCGGAGCCGCGCGTAGCATCCCCATTCCTTGGCGATGATCCAGGGCCAATTCCAGACCATTTGCGAGGCAGCTCCCCCGCCAACCGGAGCCTCCGCCCATGACCATCCGAGAAGCCGAGGCAGAGGGACGGGGAATGAAACCCGAGTATCAGGCGTTTCTCGCGGCCAAGCGCCCGCGCGCTCATGCGACAGGGATTGAGCCGTCAGCACTTAACGTGGGGCTGTTCGACTTCCAGGCCGCGTGCGTCGAGTTCGCGCTACGGCAGGGAAGGTGCGGGCTCTATCTAGACACAGGCTTAGGCAAGACGTTCTGCCAGCTTGAGTGGGCAGATAAGGCGATGCGCGCCAGCAATGGCCGAGCGCTGATCCTGACGCCGCTCGCGGTTGCTCGGCAGATGGAGCGTGAGGCGCACGCCCGAGGCTACGACGCCCGCGTTATCCGCGACCAGTCGGAAGCACGCGCCGGCATCAACATCTGCAACTATGACCGGCTGGACCGGATCGAGCCGGATGCGTTCGGAGTGGTGTCACTAGACGAAGCGAGCATCCTCAAAAACTTCAGCGGCAAGACGACCCGCGCGCTGATTGAGACCTTCCGAGATCATCGGTTCAAGATGGCCGCAACTGCGACCCCGGCGCCTAACGATCACATGGAGCTGGGCCAGCAGTCCGAATTCCTTGGCGCGATGAACGGGAACGAAATGCTTTCCCGTTTCTTCATCAACGATGCCTCGACCGCATCGCAGACGTGGCGCTTGAAGAAGCACGCAGAGAATTCCTTTTGGGAATGGATGGCGTCTTGGTCGAGGATGGCACAGTCGCCGGACGATCTGGGATTTGACGGCGCGCGCTACGTCCTGCCGGAATTAAAGATCATCCGGCATAAGGCCGCGTATGGCGAAGTAAAGCCGATGGACGGCAGCCTGTTCGCGATGGAAATGTCCGCAACCTCGATGCACGCCACAAAGCGGCAGACGGCATCGGCGCGAGCGGACGAGGCGGCGCGGCTGGTCGATACCAGCACTCAACCGTGGGTCGTCTGGTGCGACACGGACTATGAGGCGGACGCGATTGCCGAGCGGATACCGGAGGCCATCGAGGTACGCGGGTCCATGCCGATCGAGCGCAAGGAAGAGAACCTCGCGGCGTTCGCCGATGGATCGGCCCGAGTCATCATCACAAAGCCCAGCGTAGCCGGCATGGGGCTCAACTGGCAGCACTGCGCCAGGATGGCCTTTGTGGGCCGCAGCTTCAGCTACGAGGCTTGGTATCAGGCAGTGCGCAGGTGCTGGCGCTTCGGCCAAACCAAGACCGTCGAGGCCCATATCATTGTCGCTGAAGGCGAGGATCAGATCGGGCGCGTGATCGACCGGAAGGCCGACGAACACGCCAGCATGAAGCGCGCGATGGCCGCCGCGATGAAGCGCGCCACGACACAAGCCACGCGCCGCCTTGTTGAATATCAGCCGAAACACGAGGGAAGGACACCGGCATGGCTACGATCCGCTGCTTGAACGAGAAGCATGGCGACAGGTTCGCCGCCTATCATGGGGACTGTGTCGACGTGGTCGGCCAGTTGCCGGACAACAGCGTCGGATTTTCTGTCTACTCGCCACCGTTCGGCTCCCTGTTCGTATACTCGGAAAGCATATCCGACATGGGCAACAGCACTGACGAGCAGTTCCGAGACCAGTATGCGTTTCTTGTTCGCGAGAAGCTGCGCGTGACCAAGCCCGGCCGGCTGACTGCGGTGCATTGCTCCGACCTGCCGCTGACAAAGTGGAAGGACGGCGCCGTCGGCATCAAGGATTTCAGCGGCGACATCATCCGAATCCATGAAGATGCCGGTTGGATACTGCATTCGCGCCGGACGATATGGAAGTGCCCGGTAGTCGAGATGACGCGCACGAAGCACGTCGGACTGCTCTACAAGCAACTCCAGAAGGACAGTGCCAAGAGTCGGGGAGGTATGCCCGACTATTTGATGACGTTCGTCAAGCCGGGAGATAATGCCGAGCCGATCAATCACACGCCGGAGAACTTCCCACTGGATCAGTGGCAGGAATGGGCCTCGCCGGTATGGATGAGCGTCAACCAGACGCGCGTTTTGAATGTGAAGGCCGCGCGCAATGCTAACGACGAGCGCCACCTGTGCCCGCTGCAACTAGACGTGATCGACCGGGCGCTGGTCATGTGGTCCAACCCAGGCGATGTGGTCCTGAGCCCGTTTATGGGCATTGGCAGCGAGGGCTATTGCTCACTCAAGGCGAAGCGTCGCTTTATCGGCGTAGAGTTGAAGGCCGAATACTTTAATCAGGCTTGCCGCACTTTGGGCGACGTGGAGGCCAGCGCCGCAACTCTGTTTGACGCGGTGGCCGCATGACCCGCCGCCGTTGCCCCGCAGCGAAGCTCATCCTTGCCGAGCTTCAAGCCGACAAGATGCAAGAGAGATTCGACCGGACGCGCTCGCACAAGGCGCGTGTGGATCTGGTTGCGGCTCGGGCTGCGGCAGTGTCCGCCGCCCGCTTCGGGAGAGGGAAGGGACGATAGATGACCGAACACGAGCTTCACCGCGACGTTGCCAAGCTCCTGCGGGCGGTCCTGTCGCCTCCGGTCATCTGGACCACGCTCGACGCGGGCGCGGGCAAGATGCGTGGAAGGACGGCAACGCAGCGCAAGAACCGTGGAGTCAAGCCTGGCTGGCCAGACATCCTCATCATCGCGCCCGGCCCGAACGTGCTGGGCATCGAGTTGAAGGCCAAGGGCGGCCACCACGACGCCAACCAGATCGCCGTCGAGTGCGCTTTCCACCAGTGCCGCGCCTGGTACGTCCTGTGTCGATCGGTCGAGGAAGTGCAGGCGGCCTTGGCCTACGTGCTGAAGGTTCCGCGCGCATCAGAGCAGCCGAGGGCGGCGTAATGGAAGGTATCCTCGCCAAGCCCTTGATAAGCGGGCGCCCAGAATTCTTTGCACTGGTATCCCCCTCCCATCCGAGAGCAGAGAATAGTCGATGAACCGCCTCACAAAGTGCCAGGTCGCGACCGTCTGCGGACTGCGGATTGTCGGTGTGCCTCTCAAGACCTGCTGCAACGTGGCGGGCGCACCTTACAGGCAGGTCCGCGCGTTCCTGTCGAGCGAGTGGGCCGACCGCACGCCGCCACGCCCCAAGTGGACCGGCGACAAGCTGGCGAGGCTCAAGCGCGACTACCTCAACCCGATGATCCCGACGTGGCAGGCAGCCATTCGCAACCACACGACGCGGGACGTTATCAACTATCTGGCCGCTCGCGAGGGCTGGCCGCCGCGCAAGATGGGTAGGCCAAAGGGACGCGGCAAGCGTCGCATCGTTGCCAAGCTTATCAATCGCGGCGTGAGCCGGGAGCAGGCGCTTTATCAGACGTTGGAGGGCTCAGTATGAGCGTTCGCGCCCTGACGTGGTCGTTCAATCTGTACCTGCAGGACGTGACGGCTAAGGCCATCTTGCACGCGCTGGCGGACCATGCCGACGAGCAGGGCCGCTGCTGGCCTTCCGTGGCTCGCATGGCGCTGTATGCCGGCTGCGAGGAGAAGACGGCACGCCGCGCGCTGGTCAGGCTTGCCGAGCTTGGCTTGATCGAGCGGGAGGCCCGCACTGGTCGCAGCGACATGTTCACGCTCAACATCGGCGCAGGCAAGACCATCGCCGACCACTCCCAAAATAGGGAGGTCCCAAAAACAACCCCTCCCACAGAGTCCGCCACCCCGGACTTTAAGGCCCATACCCCGGACTTTAAGGCCCAAGACCCCTCCCAAAATAGGGAGCCGAACCTTTTAGAACCGTCAGTAACCAAGAATGTAACCGTCAAGAAAGCCGCGAGGTCCAACGATGAGCAGCGCATCAAACTCCCCCCAGACTGGCGGTCTTCGGCCGATGGCCGCGATTATGCCGCCAACAAGGGCCTCGATCCGGATGCAACAGACGCCGCCTTCGTCGACCGCTTTGCCGAAGGGAAGGGGCGAAACGAGAAGCGCACCCTTGCTGGATGGGATCGTCGCCACCGGATCTGGTGCGATACAGAGGCAAAATGGGCAGCGGCCCGAGGTGGCTCGGGTATTCGACCTTCCGCCCGAGGCAGCGAATCTGGCGCGTTCGCTCAAGCGGCTGCTCTCCTGGCAGGAGGTGAGCGTGTACGCGGGTGACGAGTTTGCAGGCGTAACGGTCAAGGATGTGGCCGTGCGGCCGGGATTTGACCTTGCCGAGGTCGAGCGCCACGCCGCCGCAGTTGAGCGCCTTTGCGCGCCGGCCGGCACCGACATAGCGAGCAAGAAGCTGACAGAATTACGCGCTCTGACGGCGCACCGGGCGAAGGACGATGGCGACATGGTCCTGACTGCCGTAGCCTACACGCAGCGCCTCGCTCAGTACCCGGCCGATGTCGTGGCTGCGGCCTGCGACGGATGGGCGGACCGTGAGCAGTGGTGGCCAAGCTGGGCGGAATTGAAGGCTGAGTGCGACAAGCGCATGCGCGGCCGACTGCAGATCCGCGAGACGCTGCGGAGGTTCCGTTGACCGCCTCTTCCCTCACCCACTGGCGGCAGGAGGCGATGCAGTGAGGATGATCTGGTTCGCTTCGCTCACACCCATCGCGCACGGCATAGGGGGCTTCGAGACATGAGGCACGTGGAATTGACGGGTTTGAAGAGGCTGCTTTGCGTGCGGACGTTTTGGGGGCGCGAGCGGCTGGTGCTTCAGTTGCAAGAGCGTGGTCTGCACACGTCCTGTAGCGCAGGGCAGATTGATACGGAGTGGGTAGTCCGCTGGCGCGACGCGACGACGGCCGACCTCACCGTCACAAACGTCACGCTGGACCACATGCTCTACCCTACCGATGGCGCAGACTCAGCCACAGGCAAAGGTCAGGCAGTAAATACCCAACAGGAGAAGCGGAGATGAGCTACGTGCTGATTGTCTTGATTGTGGCCTTTTCCAACGGCTCAGCGCCGAACACCATGACGCTGCAGATGTTTGATGTTTCGAGCAAGGAAACCTGCGTGCGTCTTGGCGAGGCCATGCAGAAGCGCTGGGCAGGGCATCGCCGCGCCGTCGACATTCTGTGCGAACCGAAGGAAATGCCATGACCGACGACGGCAGGGAAGTGGTGGAGATCGTTGCGAGGTCTGCGCTCCTCACACATACCGCAGAGGAGGGGAAATGAGCGCCAGAAACCCCGGCTGGTACTGGGTAAAGCGCGTTGCAGACGAAGCCTGGCAGCCCGCCCGCTGGGCTCCAATGAAGGAATACCCAGGAGAATGGCGCTGGGAGTTCTTCTATTACCGAGGCGAGATCCATAGAGGGCGCGTCCACCGCGTCGGAAAGCGCATCCATGCTCCAGCTTGAAATCCCGATCCCTGTGAGCGTCACGTCCGCCACGCTTCCGCCCGGCGTTACGGCCACCGCTCGCCGAGGCTGGTGCTACGCCTGGGACCGCTGCGGCATCGACGGACACCGTATCTGGGTCGTCGTCATGGACGAAACCGGCGAGGTGGTCGACGTGCCCCAGCCTGAAATCCGCGTTGATGCAAACTGGAGCTATGGGAGGCGCGCTTGAGCCGATATCGCTGGACACAGGAAGCCCAAGAGATGGTCGAGCGCCGCGTGCCTGACGCCGAGGTAGCCCGCGC